CAGAGTTCTCTAAAATCCGAATCGATTCCGATACCGGTGTCTCGAAAGACCCGGGCTCTCAGAAAAGACCTTTTTTACCTTTTTTGTGAGTGAGGTAGATTGATTCCTAAAACATGGCGGAACCTTCGGTACTTCCGCATGGAATACCAGGTTCAGGAACCCATCTCCGCTGCTCAACCCAAAAGCTGGAAATTAAAGACTTCTGGCAAATGTGTTAACAGCACCCACATCGAGCGCTGACTTACTATCGTCGGTGCGCCCTTCTCCCTTGTTAGGGGAAAGGATGTGTGGGAGCGTTCCAAACTGTCACAGGGATGTGACAGCCGGTTTTCGGACCGGTGCAAGTCCGTGTCGAGGTCACCTGCGTCGACAACTAATCCAACTCAAGGAGTTGAAGAAGTTGAAGATCGTGGGGTAAGACCTCAAGACGGGATGGATGGACTTGCAAATCCGGTAGCAGTTGTTGATAGCGCGAAGGATCTACCTTGCAATCCCAAAGAAAGTTGCATGCTTTCTGATCCCCATCCTCATGATCTGTAACCAGATCATCGAGGACAGAGAGCAATGCTTCATTTCTCACAACCTCTATGAGGGAATCAGGATCAACTTCGGAGAGAAGAGGGTGGTCGATTCGGTCGAGAAGAATATCAAGGCATAAGCCAATGATTTTCTCCTTGATGAATCCGACCTTGCCCTTCTGAACCCAAAGGATTGATGATCTGATCTCATGTAGAGGTGGGTATTGCTTGATTGATCGCTCAAGAAGCTGATTAACGCGACGTTCATGTTTTTGGAGTGTCCGATTGTGACGTCCGAGCTCACTATGAGTAAGCTCTGGACTGACAACATCGTCCGACTCGAAATCCATGGACATGAGGAGTTCCAGGAGAACCTCTTCTTTCGGCTTTCCACCACCTAGAAGCATCTCTTCATCACTGAAGAGACCGACCGGGTAGGGGATAGCACGAAGAAAGGGATATCCCGGAACAGGGAGAGATTTGCAGAACTTGCGGAGATAGTCATATAAATAGACCTTCTTAGCGAGTTTCAAATCAACTCCAGGATCATTGGAAAAGCAAAGAGCCAAACCACCATGACTGGTGGGAACGTCTAAGCTTCTCGGGGTCGCCCGCAGTCTCTTCAGATTATCTCTGATGAACTGACGGTGCATCTCCGCCGAGTTACCGAAGCTGTATTGCAGCATCGAGTAACAAGCGCCAATGTCCTTATCCTCACGGACAGCACAAGGGAGTTTCCCAGTGTGTTGAACTTCACCGTGCCAGAATAGTTGCGAATTAATGCAACAGAATTCTTCATCAATGAAGTTCTTTCCAAGTGAAAGATTGAGGCCCACTTGTGGAGCCAAATTCTTCCATTCGGAAATCACCGGTTCACTTCCGAGTGCTACCACGTCATCGCCGTTAATCAAGTACTGCCCCTTTCTGAATCCAGCTTTCGAAACAATGAAATCGTTAAGAAAGCAGAGTAAGGGAAAGGAAATCAAGGATCCCATGAGTTGTCCTGAAGTTTGTCTTCCACTTTCACCGCTGGGATAGCGGATGATGTGAGGAGAAACTTCGTATCGGACCCACCGTCTGGTAGGTTCGTGGTCAATCTCTGAAAGGATCCCTTCCACCAACGCCTGGGTAACTGAGAGAGGAAAGTTGTCGGTGGCAGACACATAGTCGCCACTCAGCCAAAGATCCCCCTCTGTTCGTCGGGAGTAGATGGATTTGATTTCCTGTTCAATCTTCTCTATGCTCTCCATTCGTTCTCCAAATGAGTCACCTATGTGGGACAAACCGTGAGCCAAACCAAACTGAGGAACCGTCTTCATATATTTGAAGAGGGCCATCTGGAATGGTTTTAAAGCTTTCGTGTTTGCCTGTGCTTTCGTAATCATGCGAACTTTTAAAGGTTCACCGATCGCAATAGCATCCACAACAGGAAGTTCGTAAGGAGGGAAGGAGGGAAAGTAGATTGAGGCAGTGATGTCATTATCTAGACGGGCCGTGTTGATTCCTTCAACGTCGACATCATACAAGGGAGCAACTCCTTGCCTGATGTTCAACGAAAGGCATGCAACATCCTGTCTCCAGTTGGAAGACAGGTGGTCCGCGTGGAAGTCCATGTGAATCCGAAACCGATTAATTATCATCGGGATCAGATCGCTGAGCTGGTAAGGCTCAGAAAGTGAACTTCTCACGTCTTCTAGATAAGGCTCGAGCTCAAGTCTCGCCAAACCGTTGTAGTCTTGGTTGAGGTGGCCATCGAAACCAGCCTGCTTCTTGATGTTGGATAAATCCACATGAGAAGTTTGACCGGATTCATCGTCATGTAGGTTCACTCTATGCGAACCCATGTGACGTTGGCCCCACCAAGCTACGTTCTTCGGGTTATAAAGACGATCCATGGAGTACTCTCGAAAGAGTCTCCCCCCTCCTTTTGTCTTTGAAACTAGGAGTGGGAAATGGAAACGTCGCCAGAAGGCAATACCATCTTCCATGATGGGTTTTCCAACATTGTCGAGAAGTCGACTGCCGTAAGGCACGTTCGAAGTCACGATAATGATTGGACTAACAAAGGATATCCCCTTATCGGAGAGATCCGCCATTGGAAGTACGTATCGGTTTGTTGAGACAAGTTGCTCAAACTCAACCAGATCGGAACGGTCTTGGAGACCCTGCCCAATGTCATCTAAAACGACAATCGGCTGGCCTCGATAACCATCCCAATGCTTGGTTGAACAACTTCTTGAGTAGATCAAGTCCTCGTCCTTCTTAGAAGGATAGAGGACAGATCCTATGATGGACACAAGACCATTCACGGATGTCGTCTTTCCGGAGCCGGGAGGCCCGAAAAGTCCGATAACCCATGGTTCCGGTCTTGTTGCACGGTCCATCATGTGGAGATAAAGAGGACCTCGTTGGATCTCAAACTGACCCTTCAAGGCCTCCTTAGCTCCCCCGCGCTGACGACTCTTTTCGACGGTCGCCCGCTGGTTTGGAAGTTTGGTTTGATAGGGGTTGTAAAGTTTTGACACTTTGCTACCTACCCGTCGGCCATACTGGTAAAGCTCCTGAAGAAGATCCTCTGGAACGTCTAAGACGTCCGAAGGATCTCGACAGAGGGACTCGCGATGGTCCCGGTAAGCTTTTGCCATCATTTCCGCACCAACAGGGGAACACAGGGACTTTGACTCTAGAACATGTTTGTAGAATCGAATTCCTTGTTTCCGATTGGTTGAAAAGAGGTTGTCCAATCTCCGTTGTGTTACTTCGGGAAAAAGAGGAAAGGTAGTGCCCTCAGGAAGCTCTTGGTTCGCGAACGAACTGAAGGCTTTCACAAGTGTGGTCTTGAGTGCTTTAACAATGAGCACCTCGGAACACAATCGAGGAACAACTTTCAGATAATGGACCAGCAAGCGGAATCTTCTGTCTTTCGTCGTTAGACGATTGAGACGGAGAGAATCGTAGTACTGACCATTTCTGAAAACTACCCTACAATCTCGAAATGAGCTTCCCTCGCAGGGAAAGCGAATTTGAGTCTTTTTCGGAAGTTTGACGGTGACTCCTAGAGAAGTCATGGACAAGTCAACAGCAACTGCTAAGCCAATACAGTGCCTTGTGCGGCACCAATTGCTTGAGCCCCAAAATTCCACTCGGTCACCAGAGTTCTTTGACTGGTAACCAATGAAAGAGGAGGGAGAAATTCCTTTCGCATAGTGCGATAAGAAGATTGTAAATCTCACTCTCTCTCTCGGAATTGAGGTGCTTCAAGCGATTCATTAGCTTCTTCCGATCTCTTGGTTGGAGGGAGGCCCGTTCAATTGATCGCTCGATTACTCGAGTGAAAAAGAAAACAGTCCTTCCACCTACATTGAGATGGATGGCTTGAAGAAGACTCTCTGAGATCTTCTCCAAGTTTGGAGGTCGCCTAGTCCCGGAATTGTACGTATTAAATAAGTACTCTTCCAGAGACTCAGAACACCCTTGATCAATGGAAGTCAACACGACTTCCCGCAGATCTGCTCTGGTTTTTATATTCAGAGGAGGTCATTGAACAAGCACATTGCCAACCTAAGGCAATGCGGACTCTGCATTTGGCATACAGAGTCGGTTTGTGACACCACAAGCTATTCACGCCAGATCGATGAAAGTTTGACAGGAGGTAAGGAGGGGGAAGCCTCACCTTTAATCCGTCTTAACAATCATCGCGATCCGTGAACAACCAGGAAGTGTCCGGGACTTGCGTCCCACCATGCCGTTTTTACACGGC